TGCGTGGTGTTAGCTCCGGAGTCAATCGCTATGTCAATGGAACTTGCGTTGTTGGACGTTCAGCGTTCTGCAACTAAAGTTAACTCTTGGGATATCACGATCGACTACTGGATTAACGCAATGCGTACCGAAGGCGCTCGCGTTCAGATCGTAACTACAACAATCTAGGGGGAAACCATGAGCAGACCATATATCAAGCGAATAGAACTTCTCGAGGCAAATGCTTCGCCGGTTAATCTCGGCGGCTTGCAGGCTTCGGCGGTTGAATTGAATAGGGTTGCCAAAGTTTCAACTAGGCTTGTAACGGCTAATCAGTCCACCCTTGCGGTTACTGAAGCGCTGCATGATAGCAAAACGGTTCTTCTTGACCGTGCTGCCGGCATTGCGGTAACGCTTCCAGTAGCAACAGGCGGCGGCGCTCGTTACAGGTTCGTTGTAAAAACGGCAGCCTCAGGCGGCAGTTACGTTCTTCGAGGCGGCGCTTCTGACGTATTACGCGGTAACGCAATTCAATTTGCGGACGGCGGCAATACAGTCAACGGCTACGAAGCGGGAGCGAGTGACGATACGGTTACTTTGAACGGCACAACAACCGGCGGCTTAGCTGGTGACGTTGTGGAGTTCGAGGATATTGCAGCTAACGTTTACGCGGTAAGCGTGAATGCAGCGGCAACCGGTGTCGAAGCTTCGCCTTTCTCTAACACTTAAACACAACATTGAGGTAAAACATTATGGCTACAGGCATACGATCAAACGGGTTTACGGAATATCCGCGTAATCCAGCTAACAGCGTTGGCAAACAAGAGCGCAGCGTTCGTTACGAAAAAACAATCGCAACAGGCGCAGGCACTAATACGCTTCATATTCTAAGTGGGCCACATACTTTTGATATGAAAATCAACGCGATATTAGGCGTAACTCCGGCGCTAACTTCTGCAAACGATAACGATATCGGTTTCTGGAAGAAAGAAGCTGACGGCTCATTTACTGAGCTTGACGCTGATATCCTTGTTGACGGGATAGATCTTTCTTCTGCCGGCGTTTACCGCGATCTTCTTGCGGCAAATGCAAGCTTAGATCGTGACGATAATATCGGAACGCTTCTAGGTAAAGGCTCAGATCAAGAACCGGCCGGCGGCGTTTACGTTGGCCTTCTTGTAAAAGTAGCTTCAACGGCAGCGAGCGAGGTTCTTCGCCTTGAAACTCGTATCGAAGAAGCAACTACGAAGTAAGTAACTAAGGGCAGGGATTAAAACACCCTGCCCGAAACTTTTTGAGGCGGCCAATGGCGATTAACAGTAAAAACGATATCTGTAACATGGCCTTGAGCCACTTAGGAAATTACGGGACTGTCAACGATATCGACACTCCAACGAATGACAAAGAAACAACCTTCGCGCTTTGGTATGATATAACTCGGCAGGCAACGATTAAGCTGCTTATGCCGAACTTCGCGCTTGCAAGAAAGACCGTTGCAAAGATCGTAACAACGCCGGCGTTCGGCTTTAAGATTGTTTACGAATATCCAAATGATTGCCTGAAGCTTCTCGGAATAGGCGATATCAACGAAAAAGATTACAATTACGCGGTTGAAGGCAACCGCATTTATACCGATTATGAATGGCCTGACGGCTTGCCGGTACGTTATCTCAAAGACATAAAAGACGTTAATACCATGAGCCCCGAGTTCAAGGTTGAGTTCAGCTTCGAGCTTGCTGCAAACGTAGCGCTTCCAATCACACAAGACCCGCAAAAAGCAGCGCTTATCATCAAGCAGCTTCCAGAAAAGCGAGCGTCATTATCCGGCCTAAATGCTCAAGAGAATAAGCCGATCAGGGTAAGCCGATCACAGTTCAAACAAGCGCGTTATGCGTTCTTAAGGGGAGTTCCGAATAAGCGATAATGAAAGTAGTCACTTCCTATAACAACTTCGCAAGAGCAAAAATAGATCATGATATGGGCGGCCGCTTCGAGTTGCCGATATATCAGAGCGGGACGGACGTATTCCGCAACTTCATTTCAAACTTCAAAGGCAATGCAATATATCGCTCGGGCTTTAGGGAAATGCTCGACTATGAGGATTGCGCGTTTATCGAGTTCAAGTTTTCAACAACGCAGAATTATATCCTTGTTCTGACGAACTTAAAAATGCGCTTCCTTTCTTATGACGTTAACGGCAATTTCGGTTGGGTTCTTGACGGCGGTTCGAATATTTTGGAAGTGACAACGCCGTACACTTTAGCGCAAAGTAAAGAGATCGCTCTCGGCCGGCCGGCTCAGAATGCCGACGTAATGGTGTTCTGCCATAATCTGCATCAACCGCGCAAGCTTACTAGAACAAGCGCGAATAGCTTTACCTTTGAAACGTTCGCAAGGCTGGACGACCCTTTCGGTTTAACATACGCTGCAACGGTCAATATTAGCGCTATCACGCAAGCGGCTAATGCTTTGGTTACTACTGCCGCCCCTCACGGTTTAGTTGTTGGTGATATGGTTAAACTGGCGGCAATAACCGGCATGACTCAGCTTAACAATTATACGGCTCGAGTTGTTACTGCGCCGACTGGAACAACCTTTACGATCGACGTTAATACTACAGCATTCACGGCTTACAGTTCGGGCGGAACAACTGCTAAATTACTGACCGGCGATTATCCGGCCTGCTCTTTATTCTACAAAGGCCGCTTATATTACGGCCGCAGTCGCTTGAAGATTACTACGATATGGGGAAGCGAAACCGGCAAATATGATAACTTCACGCTGCCGACTACGGTAACAGACTCTTCCGCAATGCAGTTCACGATCGCGGATATCTCACAGCGCATTGAATGGCTGTTCGGCGGTGATAACAGCTTGATCGTTGGCTCGGCTGACGGCATTGTTGCAGTTAACGGCGGCGGCGTTGGAACGGCAATTAAAGCGGATACCGTGCAAGCGAACCTTACTTCGGCCGACGGCTGCAATAGCGCTTACCCGCTTAAGAAAGACGGGCTTATATTCTACGTTGGCAGCAACAATCGAAACCTTTATTACTTCTCATACGATCTGTTAACTGAAACGTTTATCGCGAAAGACGCGAACTTTATCAGCTATGATATTACGCTCGGCGGTTTTAGTAAGATCAGGTTCAAGAAAGACAGGAATAACCTGATATTCGCACAGCGCGGCGACGGCGATCTTTGTTCCGTTAACTTCAGTATAAACACCGGCGATCAAATTATCGGCTGGCATGAAGCAAATACTTACGGCACTTTCAACGATATGGCCGTTATTGGTGATAATCTTGGTAATCCGCAATTCTTTGTTTTGGCCTTCCGGAACGGCGCTTACTATATCGAATGTCAGGCTGAATATGTTGAGTTCGCTCAGCGTGTGGATTTCTTCACCGGTAAGACTCAAAAGAAGCTCGACGACGAAGCTTACAACCGATATGTTGCCGAGCAGCTAAAGCAATGCATTTACCTTGATAACGCGCAAGAATATAGCGATCTGCGCTCAGTTCTGGTTACATACGACGAAGGCGCGGGAACTGTTACGGCCGGCTCAAGCTCTTTCCAAAATACTGATGAAGGCAAGCATATCGTTTATAAGACGATCACCGGTTACGAAAGCGGCCGCTTCCTGATAACGAATTATGTAAGCCCGACGGTTGTTGATGTTCAAGTTCTGCAAGAGCCGACTTCGAATACATATAGCTCATGGTATCTAACTTTTTCAGAGATCAGCGGCATATCACAATATAACGGCCAAACGATCGGCGTTGTAACTGACGGCGGTTATCTTAGCGATTTCGACGTTTCAGGCGGTGAAATAGCTATCGGCAGTCAGGTAACTCATGCGGTGATCGGATATCGTTACAAAGGCATAATAAAGTCATTCTGCTTGGGCTTCCAAGTTCAAGGCTCAAATACTCAAACAACGTTTAAGGCGATAAGCCGCGTAGGAATGAGAATGGTTGCTTCGGCCGGCGGTGAGTTCGGCAGTAGCCTTTATAAGCTGGAAGCTATTCAAGAACTCAGCCAGAACGATCTAAACTATCTGCCGCCGCTTCCAATCGACGGAACGAAGTATGTTTCAATGGTTGACGATAATACCGAAGACAAATATTTCTACATTGTTCAAGACGCTCCGTTACCGCTGCACGTTGCGGCCGTAATGATCGAGGCTAATTATGCGGTAAGCTCATGATTAGGGAATTTCAGGAAAGCGATCTGAAGAACTTCACGCCGAACGAACATAGCGGCATTGACGAAGTATTGCCTATTTTTACGAGCCCGATATATCACAAATTCTCATTGATCGAAGGCGATATCACGAAAGCAATTATCTATTTTCACCACACCGGCGGCGACGACTGGGCAGGTTTTTTCCTGATCTCAAAAGATTTCAGCGCTCGCAACGGCATTCAAATTCGCAACTTCATTAAGCAAACAACCGACAAATATAAGCCGAAGCGCCTTTGGACGGTAAGCTTAGATTGCCCTATGATTAATAAATGGCATAAATTTCTTAGACTAAAGGAAGAGAAAAGCGATATCATACTTAACGGAAAAAAATATATCATGTGGTCTTGCCTTTGGGATAGATCGGCTGAACTGGTAGGGGGTTAAAAATGGGTTGGGAAACACTCGCATTCGTTGCACTTGAAGGACTAAGCGCTCGCGAAACTATGAAGAGCGCGAAGAAAGAAGCGAAGGCCGTAGTTGCTGAAGGCAATATCAATATGAAGAATAAAGCGAAAGAAGTCGCTCGTAAAACGGCTTCGCTTACAACTTCATTCTTGAGCTCGGGCTTAGCCTTTGAAGGCACTCCGCAAAACGTGGTTAATTCGGTATTCGATAGCGGCATTGAAGATCTTGAGCTCATGGCTACGAATTACAATACGAAATCAAAGAATATTATTTCAAGCGCACGAACAGAAGCGCTCAGCGGTTTAGCATCGAGCTTTATGGGAGCTTCATTCGGCAGCGATATCGGCTCAAGTATTGGTAATCCGTTCGGCGGTCAAGGCGGCTTAATGAGGTTATGGGATACGGGCGATTATGGTTTTATCGGGCCACTTAAGGAATAAGGGTAAAATATGGCAATCAGGGACGTAACAAATTATAACACCGTAACGAATGTCGTAGCCGAGCAGGATAACTCGGCGAAGCTTGCGGCTGAGCTCGGCAAGAAAGTCATTCAGGTTAATCAGGAAGCCCGAATAACTGAAGGCTTGTCCGGCGCTCAGCTTGAGCTCTCGAAGCTGACTAATCAATATCAGATCGATAATGAAGCTGACCCTTTCAATGAAGACGCGCTCAAAGGCTATAAAGAAGCTCAGCAAGATATCATAACCAAGTACGGCGAGAACATATCGCCGATCTTCCGCCGTGACTGGCAAGCCAAAGCGTCAGAAGTGACCGGTAAAGAGAACACCGCGCTCGAGGCATGGTCATTTAAGCAAACGAACTCAAACAGCCTGACGAGCCTTAAAAACGCAATGGATAACCACTTCACGCTTGCCAATAGTGACGGCATGAAGTTCGGGCAGAATGCTTCAAGCGACGTTATGGCCGCAATCAATTACGTTCAGTCGAAGAGCGAGCTCGAAGAGTTTGGTAATAGAAACGTTGGTTCAGTTACAACTCAAGAGCAAATGAAGAAATATAAGGAAGATTACGCGAAATCTTTCATTGCCGGCGTAGCTGAAACGAACCCACAAAAAGCGGCAAAGATACTTGACGACGAGAAGTTCAGGAAAATGTTCACAACCGAGCAGCGCTCGGATATGGTCGATGTAATCAAGAAGACCGCAAAGAAGCAAGAGCTTCAAACAAGCTTAACGCAAACAGTTAACTCGGCGGCCGTAACTGATATCGTGAATGATACGAGTAAAAGCTATTACGACAAACGCCTTGAAATTGATAAGTTAGAATTTTCTGGCGCAGTTAGCAGCGACACGGCCGCGCAAGCTAGGCGCGTTCTGACTTCGCAGAAAGAGCTCGACGCGGTTACAAGTACGCCGGTTATTGCTGAGATAGTTACCTCAATTTATGATCTTAACGCGGTTGCCGATACTAACGCGGCCGAATATCTGGAAGGCGTAAAGAATATTCAGAACCGCATTCTTGAAGAACAAGCGCTCGGCAATATATCCGCAACCGACGTTACCAAGCTGAATAACCAAATGAAGACCCTTACAAGCGCGAAAATGGCGGACGCTACTAAAGCGGTTGGATATGATTTCTACGACGCGAACGAAAAATTTACCAAGCTCCCGCCGGAATATCGCGGCACGGCAACGCGTCAGTTGTTTTATGATACCGTCGGGCAAGAGCTCACTCCGGAGCAATACACAACTAAAGCAAACAAGATCATTGACGATATCAACGTCAAGCGCCGCGCTGACGCAATGAAGGTTGTTAACCGCGTTACTTCTGACGATAACCAATTCTTGAAATCGAAAGGCTATACCAACGCTGACGTTGCGGAAACCGCTCGCAAATACGGCATAACCGAAGCCGAAGTAATCAAGCGCCTGAGGTCAAAACAATGACAGATCTTTTCCAAAAAGAGGGAATACAAGTTGAGCCGGCTAAAGCGCCGGCTTCAGCGTCTTCGCAATCTGCCGGTGTTCTTTCCTATAATGAGCCGCCTTCTTCGATCGCTGACCCTGAAGCGCCGAAACTAAGGCCTAATATTCCAGATCTGCCAACAGGCATGATTGATCGCAAGCGCGGTTCAAAACAAGTTGCTTCGAATGATCTGGCAATTCCAAGCCTGACAGAGAATATCGACGACGGCGAAGCGATCGTAAAAAAGCCGGCCGGCGCTCGAGATCTGTTTGCAGAAGAAGGCCTGCAAGCTCCAAGTATCGAAGAGCAGAATATCAACGCATTTAATGCCGGCATTAAGATAGGCAATACCGCAACCGGCCAGCTTGAAGGCGGCAATATAGATCTTCACAATAGACCGGTTGTTTATAATGATGACGGCTCAATAAGTACGGTTCGCTCGATTACAATTACTGACGATAAAGATCGCGCAATTCTAATTCCAACGGTCAGCGACGACGGCCGTATAATGGAAGATCGCGAAGCTGTTGATAACTACATCAAGACCGGCAAGCATCTAGGGATATTCGATAACGAAAAGAACGCGGAAGTTTTCGCGAAAGATCTTCATGAAGCGCAGGCTCGCGAATATGCGAAGCAAGACGAAGAGCAAATAATGCTCTTGGCAAAATCGCGCTACAATCCCGAGCAAATAGAATGGCTGAAAAATAACCCGATCGGCTTCAGCGAAGCATTTTACAATTACCTTGACAGAAGTCAGATAATTCCGGGCGGCGGCGTTTACCGATTATATGAAGCTTTTGATATAAAAAGTATGGCTGAGAAGGTCGGGCGTGGTGAAGTATTATCCGAAGGCGAACAGCAGCAAATGAACGAATATCTCGATAAACAAATTCAAATGCGTTTGCGAGGTTTTAGCTTTGGCGGCAACATTGCTTACGTTGGTTCGCAGATACCGGCCTTCGCAATCGAGTTTGGATTGTCGGCCGGTTGGGGAAAGGCAGCGGCAACCGGCGTTGTAAAGGGCGCTGAGAGAGTTGCACTTAATGCGGCAGTTAAAAAGACGGCCGCCGTAACAACTAGAGTTGCAACGCAATCGGCGCTTATGATACCGTCGATCGCTTCTAAGTATGGCGAACGCCGCCTAAATGACTCTATTGCCTTTACTGACAAAGGCGAAGTTATCTTAAAAGAGAGCGAAGAAAGCCCCGCAAAAAGTGCTCTTATGGCTTACGGTTATACTTCCGCAGAAGTTGCCGGCCAGCTTGCCGCGCCGGTGATCGGTAAATATCTTGTTCAGCCGGCGAAGACCGTAGTTAAAACGCCTGTTATTGCGGCCGTGAATAAATTGCCGGCCGAGCTTAAGAATAATCTTTATCAGGCTTATAAAACGATCAAGCCTAATGCGAAAATGTCTGAAGCATTTTCTGCTATGGGCTGGGCTGGTATGCTTGAGCAGCTTGGCGCTAACCGTGTTACCGATATTCTTCACGCAACGGTCGGTATTGCCGGCGAGAAAAATTTCACAATGGACGACTATCTCGATTATATCACGCCTTCAAAAGATCAACTTATGGTCGAAGGCGGCCTCGTTGCAATAGGCGGCGGGATATCAGCTTCAACTCATGTTACAATGAATATCTTGAAATCGAAGGGTGTTCCGGAAGGAAAGGTCAAGGATATCGTCGATAACATGACAGAGATCGAGAAAGAGCAATTCATAAATGATAATCTTGAAATGCCGAAATCAAAATATCCGCCGGCAAGAGTTGAGCCGCGCATAAGAAGCAATCCGCCTGAACCGCCGACCGCTATCGAATATACGGATATGCCAATCGGCTCTGAGGGTTTTAAGGTTGCGAAAGAAGTTAGCTCTCAATACGGGATAGATCTTCAGCCTTACCCGCAACAACAAGCGGCTTCAGGCGAACCGGTAGGAAGCGCCGTAAAAAAGAAAGCCCCTGCCGCCGAAGAGATAATCGATCAGCAATTACCCGAAGCAATTATCGAACCTGACAGCGCAAAGGTGCAGGCTATAGAAGAAAGAGCTCGCGCATTCGCTGAAGCTGACGGAATGCCGGTTGAACCGCTGCATACTGAAAGCGATATAATCAAGCGTCAAATTGAGTCGATCGAAAAGAAAGAGCCGCCGCAAATTATCGACGACGAAAGCGTATTCAATTATGCATACAGGGCACTATTCAACGAGCTTGACCCTATTCAGAAGCTTCCGCAAATGGCTCGCGAGCGCGGCGCTGATATTCCGGTTATGAAAGATACGCGCCTATTATCGGCGGTGTATTCTCAGAATATCGAGATCATTCGCGAAAATCTTCAGGTTGCTACTTCGAACTGGGACGCTGACGGCAATCGTCAAGTAACAGGAAAATCGCTCAAGGGAACAATGGACGATTTCGATAACATAACTTTATTGCGCGAACCTTCCCGCGATCAGCGTAAGAAAGACTTTAACGATTACCTTGTTGCTTCGCGTTATCTGGAATTGAAGGACGCAAAAGAAGAGGCCGTTACGCCTGAACAACTTGCAAAAGCAGTTGGCGATCTGGCAAGGCTGCAAGATAAGTACGGAGATAACTTCAAATTAATCGAGCCGCTTGCTCAAGAGATCTATAGCTTTCAGGCGCGTATTCTTGATAACCTCGTTACAAGCGGAGTTATGGCAGCGGAAACCCGCGATATGCTTGCGAAGAAATATCCGCGCTATGTTCCGCTTCAACGTGTTATGGACGAGCAGTTTACCGGCGGCGCTATATCTATGCGCGGCAAATTCACGGACGCGAATAAGAACAAAGTTATCAAAAGGCTCAAAGGTTCTGATCGTGAAGTTAAAGACGTATTCGGCATCATAATAAGCAATACCGCAAAAATCTTTGATCTGGCAGCGCGAAATAATGTTGCAAGAAGTGTAACTGATATGGCTGACTTTCTGCCGGAATACATTCGCCGCGAGCAAGCGCCGATCATCAAGAAAGGTACGGCCGAAGTAAAGGTTACATACGACCCGAAATTGCGCGAGAAGTTAGAGCTCGCAATTAAGCAGCTTGGCGGTGAGTTCAAGCATGAAAAGAACGTGAATGTTAAAGGCTATAAAAACGTGCTCGGCTCTTATAGTCCTGAAGAAAAAGCAGTTCGCTTAAAGCTTGGCGCGAATGAGTCGGTTCTATCTCACGAAGTCGGCCACTTGCTCGATCATAAGCTGAAGCTAAAAAGCAAAATGTTGAAAGATAAGAAGGTTAGGAAAGAGCTTCAAACGCTTGCGGAAGATAGACTCGGCGCTAAGTATGAGCTCGAAGCCGGCGAAGAAGGCCTGAAGTTCCGCGAAGCTGAACGTGAAATCGGCAGCGAAAAATACGTTGATTACATCAAGAACGA